ATCCATTGCCGTGTTTATCCTGCGTTACCGCGCCGCATGCGTGGATGGCACGATGGTCTTTAGCCACGCCCCCGTGCCCGAACGAACCGTCAGATCAAGCGCTCGAGGCTTCGCTTTGCCGGTGCCGTAGGTCGCCTTTCTGAGGGTCTTCACCCGCTTAACGGCTGTATCTACAGCGTCGCGTGCCTTGCTGAGCTGGGTTTTGGCTGAAATGACGCGCCTCTGAACGTCCTTCGCCTTGGTGCTGTCGGATGGAGCATCAATCTTCTTGGCGATGGTGACGGCCTGCTCAAGCTCTCGCTCGCTGCGGCGCAGCTCGGCCCGGGCTTTTGTCTCGGCGTTCAGTGCTTTCGCCGTATCGCTGTTCCGCCACTTCTTGTTGAACGCTCGCTGCGCGTGCATCGTCTCGGAAGGGGCGGGAGCGCGGAGAACGAATGCGCGTTTCACCCTCACTTTTTGACCGCGATCGAAGGAGGCGAGGGTGTCGAGCACATTCTTACTGATGCAGTAGCGATAGACGCGGCGTTTGCCGTCATCGCCGAAATGGTCAATATAGACATAGTGCTTGAAGAAATGCGCCTGAGTGCTGCCACAAGACCGATGCACGCAATTGGCAAATCCGCAGTGCATCGGGTCCATGCGCGTCGCCGTATCGAAATCCTCCTGCGTCGGGAACAGCAGCAAGGGCTTCTTGGCGTCGGCGACCTCGAGCCCCTTGAACGCGGCTACCAAGATGCGGGTCATGCGTGGCTGTTTCATTTTCCTTCTCCGTGATTATGGGATGTATGTAGGGCGATCATTTCGTCTTCCAGACTTGAACTTGGGGGTTTCGATAGACGACCTTGCGCACGACGCGGCACTCGATCACGAACTGAGTGCCGCCAGCGGAGGCCCGCTCCTTCGCAAGATCGATCGCGTCCTGAAGCGAGAGGGTGTCCTTACCCTCGACATTAAGATCTATGCGACCGTTGAGCCCAGGCTCGTCCACGATATAAAACGGCTTGCGCGGATCAGCCCCTATTTCACCATCTTCATCTTCAATTTCTTCGTTCACTTCTCGCCTCCGTGGTAATCGGCAATCATTCGGTCAGGAGGCGCAGGAAGCGGGTGCCAGTGCGTGGGATTATGGCTCTCAGCCGTGTAGTCATCCTCATCTGGGTGAAACAGCATCCAGCCGTCGCGCCATATAGCGTCAGCCATGAAGAACTTGCCGCGCCAGTTTGTCCCGCCGATTAGAATCTGTGTGCCATCCTTCGGCGCCGTGCTGATGTCCTGCCACTTCTGCGCGGCGCGCAACTTAGCGTTTTCGACCTCTAGTTTGTTGGCTCGCTCGTGCCAGAACTCCCATGCCTCTGCGCGCTCGTCTTCCGGGTTCGGACGGTCTTCCATTTCGTCGTAGATCATCTCACCCTCCGCGATTATTCGGCATCATCGTTCTCGCTCGGCATAAACGATCGCGCCAGAGAAGCGTCGCCAGGAACGGATACTGCGCGGCTTCTTGATTCCGATATGGCGCTTGCGCAGCCGTGCGACCTTGGCCTTCTCGCGCACGTCGGCCTTGGTCTTGATCTTGTGCTGGTCGTACAGCGCGGGCGCCAGATTGCTTTCTTTGTGTTTGCCCCCATTGCAGAGCGCGATGACGTGGTCGCATTCCCAATGGTCGGCCGGCATGATCTTCCTGCCAGACAAATGGCATCGGCCGTCATGCGCCAGGAAGACCCGCATTCTGACGTGTGGCGGGATCTTGCTGTCTGGCGTCTTGCCGATCCATTCTGGCACGCTGCGGCCTGAAAGGTTGCCCGCGCCAGCCGAGGGGACGGTTACTGGCGCGGGCTTCGCCCCGGTCTGGGGACGGGAGGGGGAAACCGGGGACGAATTGAATTTGGTCATGCTGCGGCGCTTTCCTGATCGTGGAAGACGACACCGTGTTGCGCGCCGAAGGCCACGATGATCTCTAGCAGATCGGACATCTCGGCTTTCGACAGATCAGACGACGAGCGGCCCAGGTTCACGAAACCGTTGCCGTCGATGTTCGGCACAATCCGCAGCTCGCGCTTGAGCGCGTCTAGAAACACCATTTTCCAGTCATCGGGCTTGAGCTTCTGGCCGTGCCAGACGACTTGCTGCGCGATGTCGGTCAAGCTGGCCCACATCTTGGAGTTTTGATCGGTCGTGCGCTTCGATTGCTTGAACTCGATCCGGGTGCCGGCCGGTGCCTTGGTGACCCACTGGATAGCCTTGGCGCGATCGGCTTGGCCGTAGAGCGTGAGGAGGGCGCGGCTCATGCTGCCTCCTTGAAGCGGGCTCTCAGCGCTGCCACCTTGTCATTGATCTCATCGAGGAAGACGCTGACGGCGATTTCAAGGTCAGCAATCATTGCATTGTCGCGCTGCACGCGACGAACGAATAGGCGCATTTCCTCGGGAAGGCGCGGATCGTAGGAACAGAAATCGCACCAAGGCCGACCGGTACAGGCCATCTGCCATTGCATTTGCGTGACGTATTTCGCCGGCACGCCGTCGCCGAGTAGAGTTTCAAGGTGCGTCGCCGTGTTAGGGCACTTCACCTCGACTAGACCATCTCCGGCCAGTCCGTCAGGGCTCGCGCCCGACATGGCGATAGTCGGGTGAGCGACGAACGGCACGCGCTCGATTTCCACGTTTGTCAGGAACTCGTATGCAGCGAGTGCCTCCGGCTCTTTCTCGGTTCCCCATTGCATCGCGGCATTTGTGAAGCCTTCGGCCGCGTTGCCGGTCAGGCGCTCGGCGATCAGTTCGGCCATGTAGTTCGCCCGCGATGCGCCCCAGCCGGTCTTCGTCTTGGCGACGATATCGGAGATGCGGGATGCCGTGGCCTTGCCAATCCGCATGGCTTTCCATTCAGCGCTACCCTGTTCGATCATGACTGCGCTTCCTGATATGCTGCTTCGCGCTTGGCACGCTTGTCGGCCGTGTCGCGGATAAGCTTCATTGCATCGTCGAACTTGTTGGCGCGGATCTCGGTGAGGCTTTCGAGGTTGATCTTCTTGAGGAACAGAACGAGGTTCGATTTTGTCTCGGTCAGCAGTTTGTTGATCTCGAAAACCTGCTCATCGGTAATCGTATCGCCTGTCCCAACCGACCGTCCGTCGTCATCCTCCGACGCGGCGATGCCGAGCGCCTGGACGAGCGAATAGCGCTGCAGGTAGGTCAGCGTTGAGCCGATCGCCTGAATGGCGTTCTTGCTGCCTGATGTGTCGGCAGGCCCAATCAGTGTGTTCTCTTCGGAGTGCCCGCCGTCGTGACCAAGGATGCACGTCGTGCGAATGAACTTCTCGTCCTGCACCGTGCGGAATCGATAGTGCAGCCCGTGCTTGCCGAGAACCGGATCGACGGCGCGGGCGATGGCCGCGAAGTCCGCATACCGCTTGTTGTTGTGCCCCGTGGCGTTCTTCATCACGACCGGGATTTCAGCCTTGGCTGCCGCGATCGCCATGTCGAATGCTTTGCGCGCCTGTGTGGCGTCCCAGCGCTCGCCGAGCGCCATCAGCTTGTCGATCGTCTCCGGCGACATGCCGCGCTCGATGGCCTGTGCCAGCATCGCCATTGGCGTGATGGGCGTCAGTGCCGCGACATTGCGATGCTCGGTGATCTCTATGGCTTGTGCGGACACGGTTACTCTCCCCTTCAATGATTTGCGGCGAAACCGGCTTCAAAGCCGGGCGGATCTGACGGCTCATAGTTGTCGCGAGCCGCATCCATGAAATCTTCGATGGCCTCTTGGATACGCAGCGCGAGTGCGTGGCGCTTCGCCTCAGTGTTGAAGTGCGGCTCGTCTTCGAGGAAGCTCTCGGCGAGGTCGAAGCACTTGGCGTCGTAGGTTTTGGTGGTCACGGCGCTCACTCCGCAGCAATGAGGGCAGGACGGCTGTTGCGCGCGAGCTTGGCGCGGAACTCTTGCATCTGCCGGTCACACTCAGCGCGGACGGCGATGTCGGCCTCGATGAGGCGAAGTTTCTGCTCGGTGTAAAACTGATGCGCCCGGAACGCGCGGACATGCGCGTCGAACTTGAGCGGGCCGAACATGACCTGAAACACGGCCTCGAATGTGCCGGTGTAGCCGGTCGGCATTCCGACCATGTAGTCGGCTACGTCGTGGCGGGCTTCGGTCTGGA